TCTTCAAATTCTATATTAGAAATTCTTGTCAAATCGCCCGTGTTTACATTTGATTCAACACCACCACCCTTTAAATATTTTACAGTTAAACTTTTCCCGGCCGGCGCGATTCCAAATGTATTTGTTTTTAAAAAATTTGATGGGTCTATACCTTGATTCAATCTATTAATAGAATTAGCTAAACCCAATCCTACATTTTTTGTATTTGGTAGAATTTGTTCATCGTTTAATTGAGTATCACCACTTCCGAATTGTAAATCAATTGTATTGTTTGAATTAACTTTTACTGAAAATCTTTTTGGAACTTTTTGTACTTCTAAAATATATGGTACATTATTTGAATAATCTTCTAATTCACCATTTATATTTGCCTGCTCTACGAAAATACTCTCTTGTGCTAAATAGGGAACTTCATACCATTTAGAACCATCGGTTTCCGTAACGGATGTTATTTCTATTATATTATCATCATCTATTGTAGCAGTTGGATAATCCGTTTCATCTGATGCAAATGAAATACCTGTTGAAACTTCGGTTGCAGAAATAGCTTTTACTTTTTTAGTAAGTAAATACCATAATGGATTACCATTACTATCTCTCGTATGTACATCAACTTCTCTACTTCCAGAGTTTGCAAAATCAACACTATCAATTGTTCTAAATGTTATATCATTGTTTGAGTTGGATTTTATTTCCATACCATCCTTTATCTTCAAACAAAATCTCTCATCAACTTCAAATCTAGTACCACCTTCGTTATTAAATACTGATGGGCATAGTTGATAAATAGTTAATGTTGTTACAGCTGGTGTTGAAATTTTTGGTTTATATCCCATAGATTGTGCCAATGCTATTACATTTTTTCTTTCTGTAACATACATTAACATTGACTCTTTTAATTGAGTATCTTGATAAAAAGAAAGTACATCCCCTATTGCTGCAGCCTGCTCAATGAATACCATACCAGGCGAAGCTTCGTTAAAATCCGAATATGTATCTCGAAAGTATGTTCTAGTAAACTCAATTAGGTTTTGTTTTAAAGTTGAAAAATCTTTACCAACATAATTGATATTCTTTTTATCACTTCCCCAATTTTTATCCAAAGGTTTAATTGCCATCTTTATTTATTTAATTATTAGGGCCTATTTGAACCCAATCTGATATATTTGGATTTGATTTTAATGAAAATTTAATATCGAATGAAATTTTGTTATTATCAATATCATTTTCGTCATAATCAAATACTATTTCGTTTATGTTTAAATATGGTAACCAAATATCAACTGCTGCATTAATAGTTGTTTCTATTCTATTTTCTATGTTGGTGTCATCCATTGGTTCAAATAACACTCTCCATATATCACAACCAAATTCTGGTTGCATCAGTCTTTCACCTTTTTTTGTTAAGATTAAATTTTTTAAATTATCTTTAGCTTGATTTAGAGTTGTGTAATTAACAGAAAAAATACCAGCTTTATCGGAATTTTTATTTATTCCAATACCAAGTATTTTATAATTATTTTCCGTTAAATCGTTTACATTAACTTTTCCTAACTCTATTGCCATTTTTATTTAAATCTTTTTACTAATTCAGAATAATCTCTTGTCAATGCTTTTATTGTAGCATCTTGTAAACCATCACCAGTTGATTCAAATTGTTGTGGAATGTTTTGAGGTGCTTCCATACCTCTATAATCCATAGTATCCCAACCTTCATCTTGATATTGCGTTGGTTGTATCATATCTAATACACTTCCACCACCACCTTGCCCACCTTCTACTCTTTGTGCAGCAGTAAATGGTTGAGTCATATTTAAAATCTCATTAATCATAGGGTCTTTTGAAAATTCCTTTTGAATTTGAGGTCTTTGTTGTTGTACAACTGGTTGTTGCTTTCTAACAGGAGTAGGAGCAACTTCTGTCATCTCTCTCAATGATGGAGTAGATGGTTTTTTTTGTGAGTTTAATGTAACTGCACCAGACTTAATTAGTTTAACAAGTTCTTCTTTTACTTGTAACTTAACTTCGTTTTTAACAACTTCTTTAATTAAAGTTAGTAAAATTTCTGATTTC